GTAGCGGTCTTAAGTATGCCGCTTCTACTATCATATATCTTGGCAAAAAGAAAGAGAAAGATGGAACGGAAGTTGTTGGAAACATTATCAAGGCAAAGACTGCTAAATCGCGTTTGAGCAAAGAGAATCAAGAAGTTGAAGTCCGTTTGTATTATGATGAGCGAGGTCTTGATCGTTACTATGGTCTTCTGGAACTTGGTGAAGAGGTAGGAATGTGGAAGAACGTTGCTGGACGTTATGAGATTAATGGTAAGAAAATTTATGCGAAAGAAATCCTAAAAAATCCTGACCAGTATTTCACCGAAGAAGTAATGCAGCAACTTGATGCTGCCGCGAAACAACAATTCTCTTATGGAACGAATTGAGACAACTATTCTCAGAAACTTAGTATTTAATGAAGACTACTCACGCAAAGTTATTCCTTTCATACAACCAGATTATTTTGAGCAAAAGGCAGAGAAGGTCATTTTTGAAGAGATTGTCCAGTTTATTGTTAAGTATGGTTCAGCAATCACCATTGAAGCACTCAACATTGAGGTAGAAAATCGCACAGACATTAATGAGTCTGAAATCAAAGAGATTCGGGAACTCAATTCATCTTTGAATGATGCCATCGTAGATAAACAATGGTTACTTGATACCACTGAAAAGTGGTGTCGTGACCGTGCCATTTACTTGGCACTGATGGAGTCAATTCATATTGCTGATGGTAATGATGGGAAGAAAAATCGTGACGCGATTCCAAGCATTCTTTCTGATGCTCTGGCAGTATCGTTTGATAATAATATCGGACACGATTATCTTCAGAACTATGAGGAGCGTTATGAATTTTACCACCGTAAAGAAGATAAAATCGAGTTTGACCTGGAATATTTCAACAAAATCACTAAAGGTGGTTTACCTAACAAGACTCTCAATATTGCTCTCGCTGGAACGGGTGTTGGGAAATCACTGTTTATGTGTCATGTGGCTAGCGCCGCCTTGTTACAGGGTAGGAATGTACTCTATATCACTCTTGAAATGGCGGAAGAGCGAATTGCAGAAAGAATTGACGCAAACCTTCTCAATGTCCCGATTCAACAACTGGTTGATTTACCGCGCCAAATGTTTGAAACGAAAGTAAATAGTATTGCGAAGAAGACACAAGGTTCTTTAGTCATCAAAGAGTATCCGACTGCTTCCGCACATTCAGGACACTTTAAGGCACTTCTCAATGAACTTGCTCTTAAGAAATCATTCAGACCTGATATTATTTTCATTGACTACCTTAATATTTGTGCTTCCTCTAGGCATAAGGCAAACAGCTCTATCAATTCTTATTCATATATCAAGTCAATTGCAGAAGAACTTCGCGGTTTGGCAGTGGAATTCAATGTTCCCATTGTCTCTGCTACCCAGACTACCCGCAGTGGTTATGGGAACTCTGATGTTGAACTTACTGATACTAGCGAGTCCTTTGGTCTCCCTGCTACTGCTGATCTTATGTTTGCCCTTATTAGTACAGAAGAGTTGGAGGGGTTGGGACAAATTCTAGTCAAACAATTGAAGAATAGATACAATGATCCAACAATCTTCAAGCGTTTTGTTATCGGTATTGACCGTGCTAAAATGAGACTGTATGACTGTGAGCAGTCAGCACAAAAAGATATACTTGACTCTGGAAACGAAGACGAGTATAATGATTACGAAGACAAGAAACCTAAAAAGTCGTTTGAAGGATTTAAATTTTAATGGAAACTGCTAAACACGTTAATTTTGATAAGTATGCCGAGTTTGTCGATGCCGTAACTTCTGACGCATCGAAGGACTTTCTTTCTCTTTCCGATCGTCTTGTTGCTCTGGACGAAAAGGGTGCTAACATTGAACGTCTTCTGACTGCTGCTGTTGGTATCAATGCCGAAGGTGGTGAGTTTATGGAAATCGTCAAGAAAATGATCTTCCAAGGCAAACCCTATAATGAGGACAACCGTGAGCACCTGATTATCGAACTAGGTGATATTATGTGGTATGTTGCCCAGGCTTGTATGGCACTGGATACTACACTTGATGATGTTGTTGCCCGTAATGTCCAAAAACTTCTGAAGCGTTATCCTGAAGGTGCTTTTGATGTTTACTTCTCCGAAAACCGTGCTGCTGACGACCGATGACTAAAGATAAGAAAGTAACAATCAAAATGGATGCTCGTTGTGCTGCCGCAGTTCGTCAAGTTCTGTTTGAGTCGCAACGAGGTTATAGTTACGAATACGTACCCGAACGTATCACTGATATTCGCACAGTCATTCAAGATATTGATGACAGCATTGGATCTGTTTTAGGAGTATGATGAAAGTTCATAAGTTTGCACCAGTAGTTGTCGTTGATACAGAAATAAAAGGATATACTTCTCTTTTAAAGGATTTGTATCGAGGTCATTCTTTTGACGATGAGAGTGGATTGATTACTGGTGAACTTAATGGAAAAGTTTTAGTTCATAAAGATCCTGCTTTTGCTTCATTCTTTAAAGAAGTAAAAAATAAAGTTGTTGATTATCTGAATGTTTTTAATTTTCAACACGAACTTTATGATTTAAATATTGTTAAGAGTTGGTACACTGTTTGTGGCACGAAATTTAATGTTCCTAAACATTATCACTCTTGTTCACACATTAGTTTTGTTTATTATATTGATGTGAAAGATGATGATCCACTCATGTTTTACATTGATAATATGAATGAGTGGTTTGGAGATGCTTTTTATTTTGTAAATGAAAGACAAGATTTGAATGGTTTGAATTATGCTGTTCAACCAAAAAATGAATCTCTTTTGATATTTCCAGGAAAGTTAAAGCACTTTACCGCAGCTCAAAGAAACTATAAAAGAATGTCAATCGCTGGGGATATCCTCTTGACATTAAAGGAAGATATGTTAGACTTTGAATCTGGATTACTCCCAACTAAATATTGGAGTTAATTTGGGGAATTAGCACAGTTGGTAGTGCGCCTGATTTGCATTCAGGAGGTCAGGAGTTCGAATCTCCTATTCTCCATTGCCCAAGTGGTGAAATTGGTATACACGCATGACTTAGGATCATGTGCTTCGGCGTGGAGGTTCGAGTCCTCTCTTGGGCATTTCTAAATAGAATATAATAGAGTAAAAACAATAAAGATGAAGTCTTTTGTAGATTTTACATTAATTTGCGAGAAGTTAAATAAAACACATGATGAAAATTCCCAAAGTAAACTTTGGAATTATTTTATTGCAAATTCAGATAATACAAAAGTAAGAGATCTCATATTATCTAAAGATTTTGAAGAAGCAGAAAAGGAGATAAAGAAAGAAGTAGAAGCAGCAAAGAAGAATCCAGAACATCCATTAAATTTTAGGAATGCTGGAGAAGAAGAATTTGCTAAAGCGCAGGGAAGGGAATCTGGTGATGAGAAACCTTATAATGACTTTTTAGATGATTCTGTAAGTGGTTTATTGGCTCTCAGTAAACAGGGTAAACTGCGAAGTGCTATTGAAAAAGGATTTCCCTCCAGAGTTACTGGAAGTGGTGCCGCAGAACTATCTAAAAAATTTAAAGGTGCTGGTGGAGTTGATAAAACCCCCAAGGGTGATTTGGAAATATACAATCCAGATAATCCTAAAGACAGAAGAGGAGTTAGTATGAAGAAAGGTGTTGGTGCTCAACTGGCATCAGCAGAAGGTGGTGAATTGAAAGGCATGTATAAGATTGCCGCAAAAGAATATGTTAAGAAATTTCATGGTAGTAAATCCAAAGAAGAAAGGCAAAAAATTGAAAAAGAAATTATGAATGATGCTGAAAGACTTTCAGCAATAGGTCGTCTTCAAAAAACGGCAGGAGCAGCATCAGATCCTGAAAAACAAAAACAAAGTTTAAAGAATGTTTCTCAAGGTCTATCAGATAAACTTCTTGATAAGTATCCTCAATTTGAAAGATTGTTATCTCAAGTTGCGACTTCTGGAAAGGGGAAGTTTAAAGGTGATGAAGGAACCGCAGGACTTGTTCTTACTGGAAAAACTAAAAGTAAGGAAGCAACTGCTAAACCATCAGAACAGCAAAAGAGTGCGAGACCAAGATTAGCTCTTCCTAAAGGTAGCAATAGACCTGGAAATTTAAAGATTGACTATAGACCAGAAGAACCAGTTTCCAGGCAGTCTAGTTTTTCAGATTTTTCTAAACAAACATCTCAAGCACAAAAGTCACTAGATGATGCTGAAAAAGCACA